TTAAAGAATATGGTATAAGCACCGAAATATTTTTAGCAGGAATGAGTGGAGCGATAGTATTTTTAACAAGTTCAAAGCAAATGTCACACACACAGAGATTTTTAACAACGCTGTCAGGTGGTCTTTCAGCGAATTATCTTACCCCAATAGTAGCTGTTTGGTTCAACTTAGATCCAAGCGTGCTTTACGGAATAGCATTCTTACTTGGGTATTCCGGAATGAAGAGTGTAGAGTTGATTTTACGCATATTCCAAAATAGAATATCACTAAAGCAGTCAGAGGAACGAAACCATAACAAAGACAATGATCAATAGAAAACAAACCTTCAACAATATTCGAAAAAATTTCGGAAAACTCTCTGTCAAGCAAGTGGAGGGATTTTCCGCCATTTTTGACGAATGGGAGGCACAAAAGTTAACTGATCTAAGATGGCTTTCATACATGCTATCCACCTCTTGGCACGAAACTGCAAAAACTATGCAGCCGATCGAAGAGTATGGTAAAGGGAAAACAAGACCTTATGGTAAAAAAATTAAACATTCGGGTGTTGCTTATTTGCTAAATGCCCTTTTCTTTGGACGTGGATTCGTTCAACTAACTTGGTATGAAAATTATCAACTAATGGGAAGGCTGCTTGGATTAGATCTACTAAATCACCCAGAATTAGCGCTTGTGATGGAAAACGCCGTAAAGATAATGTTTGAAGGAATGTTGCGAGGAGCCTCTTCTTTTGGGGATTTTACTGGAAAGTGTTTAGAGCAATATTTCAACGACAAGGTTGACGACCCAATAGGAGCGAGAAAAATAATCAACGGAACCGATAAGGCCGCTTTAATAGCCTCTTATCACCATTTATTTCACAAATCTATAATCATACTTTAATATGAATTTATCTAACGTAAAATGGATAGTAGGATTGATCGCTTTATGTGCTACAATATGGTTTGTAAAAGACTATATAGATAAGGTGCAATTCAAAAAAGACACTGAGGCTAATCAGTTAGCCGACAAAAGATTTGATAGCTTGAGAATATCGTATATAAAGCTCACAGACGCTCAGATGATGAGTCACATAAAAGAGAAGAGCGAGTATAAGCAGCTACTTAAAGAGAATAACATCAAGATGAGTAGAGTAACTTCGATTCTAAATAGTGTTTTGAAATACAGAGATACCACTATAGTTAACACTGATTTATCTCCTATATTAAACGCTATCGGAAGTAAGCAAAGTTTTAAGCAACCGTTTAAAGACTCGACAGCGTGTATGGTTATCAAAGGAGTTATCGAATACAAGTATGATGAATTTGGACCTCTCGCTGACGGAAGCCACGTCTCTGAATTAAAACACACTATACTTAGCAAACAGTTTAACGGAGAAACAACCGCAATAGGCTTTTGGGAGCATAATAAATGGAGGATACCGATTTTAGGAATCAAAACCAGGATACTTGGTAAAAAAATAATAACAGCTAAGGTTGTTGACAAGTGTGGAGAAAGCAAGACGATAATCATTGAAAAAGCTAAATAATGTTCAAGGAGTTTACAACGACGATTAAGCAATTCTTAGGTCTAAAAAAAGGCTTAAAGCATTATGCTGACTGCATTATACGCAACGAGAAAGGACAACTCCTTTTTCTTGAAAGAAGCGCTCAGAGCAAAATAGAGCCTAGTAAATGGTGCCTACCAGGAGGACATCTTGATCCAGGAGAAATACCTGAATATGCTGCAGCGAGAGAGTTGTTAGAAGAAACCAACTTACAGACGCCACTGCAATTCATCGAAAGCGTAGAGAGAGCTGATAGTGTTAGCTTCTATTTTGAAGGGTATGTATTATCAAGTCAACCAATTATTTTAGATAATAGCGAACACTATCGCTGTCAATGGGTTGATGTAGAGGATATTGCAAAATACGATCTATTGTTTGATCTCAAACACATCTTGATGCATAAGATAGGACTACCAATTTACTCCACGAAGTTGATGGAGTTGGATTTAGTGGACGCCAATGATCTATTCAAAAGAGTAGAGCTAGTTGAGAAAAGCTTCGACGCAGATCAAATGACTGTTGAGGAGTTTTTTAAATGCAAAGAGCTTGCTAAAACACACGCAGCGACAATCATAATTCAAGCGCAAGAACAAAACGAGCTTGAGAAGGGAGGTAAGCGCGCTTTTATTGGAGAAAAAAGAGAGTTTGCAGGCAGAATGCATATCAAGACTACTGATGGATGGAAATACTTTGGAGATGGTGTAGGAAAGAAAGCAAAAGAGCACAGCGTTTCCGCTAAGCCTATTAAGGAGCTTAGAGCCGAGTATGAAGCCACTAAAGTAGTGTATCCCACTCCAAAAAAATCATCATTGCCGGAAATCTCAGAGTTAGATTTTTCATCTAAAGTAAGTGCAGGAGGTAGCGGTGGAGCTTATATTATTTCAGATTCAACCGGTAAGAAATACGTTATCAAAGAAGCTCAAGAGTATGGCGATAAAAACACGTTAGAGCAGCTTAGAAACGAACAATTGGCTGATTCGATATATGCCGCTGTAGGAGTAGCTAATAGTGGAGGAGAGCTTAAGAAAGACGCATCAGGAACTACTTTCAAAATTGCTCCACTCCTAGAGGGGTCAAAAAACCTAGGAGCTCTTAGCAAGTCGTCGTCAGAATATAAAATCGCCAAACAAACGCTGCAAAAAAGCTTTGTTTTAGACTGCCTATTACTCAACTGGGACGTTGTTGGAGCGAGTATGGACAACGTGGTAGTGAAGCACGGCCATCCATATAGAATAGACAATGGAGGATCCCTGTTGTATAGAGCTAAAAATGGCCTTAAAAGCGAAGCTTCGTTAACCGAAACCGTTAGTGAAATAGATGTAATGAGAAGCTCTAAGAATCCGTCAGCTAAAGAGATTTTTGGAGACGTTGCTGACGATGAGATATATAAACAAGTTGAAGAGATAGTTGCTAAAAGAGATCACATTCTACAAGCAATAATGAAGTCAGAGAGTTCATCGAAATCAAAACTTCACTCACTGATTGCAAAGCGAATCGACTCTCTTGAAAGCAAATATGTTAAAGGAGAGCGAACAAGCATCGAGCCTACTATAGCTGAAATAGAAAAAGAGAGATTGAGACCAGGCTCAACTACAGATAAGTGGAAAGAGAAGATGATAGAAGGAGAGACTATTGTTGGCCATAGAGGCATTGCTTATGGAATTATCAAGCATGTGGAAGAGATAGAGAAAACCAACGAGAGATATTACAAACAGCATGCTGATAAGCGTGGAATATCTATAGAGGAGTATAAAAGCAAACTGCAAGATAAGATCGAGAGAATAGCTAATTCAGTATCTCTATTCAGAGCGACTGATATTGAGATACTAGATATCGTTTTAAACGAGTCTAAACGATTCAAATCGCAATTTGAGACATCTACTAGTCACGGATCATTATCGCCTGATTCAAGAGCGAGAGCAGAGGCAAACTATTTTGGCTTCCCTAAAGACAAGTCAGCAAACAAGGAGATGCGTCCAATTTACGGATATTGCTCAACCAATATACATGGAGTGCAAAATAGCTCAGGATCACATCCTCCTGCTAATAGCGCTTCTCACTACGGAGGAGTTACGATCAAGATTAAAGACGAGGCAAAAAAACAAACGACATTCACTTTTGGAGATAGTCTTGGTTCAGACGATAGTAGAGCTGCTACGCCGTTATTAGCGCCTCACTTTACATCATTTAAAACATACAGCGATCCGTTAGATTTAGACGAAGATATATCTAAGTATAGTGGGGATTATGTAGAAGTGCAGTTTCATAACCAACTAACAGTAAACGAAATAGAGTCGGTAGAGCTCTCTCCATTAAATGTCTCCTCTTCATCTAGTAGAGAGGGACTAACGAAGAAGCAGTTAGAATACATCAATAAAGTAATTGAAGTGACGAGAAAGACGCACTTAAAAATAGAGATTTATGGAGATAAGTAGTAATATTATAGCAATAGGAGCAACTGAGGGAGATGGAATGATTCTTCTTGTAGCTCAAGAAAATATGCAAAGTGACGAAGCAAAATGTGTATGCTTTGATCGCTCAATGAAGCAAGTTAACTGCATTGATAGCATAGCTAAAGCTACGACGTTCAATGCGTTCAATCAATTAGATGCTAAAAAAGCGGAAATAGTAAAAGAGGTAATCGAAAGAGAGCTGTCGGAAGAGCAAGTATATAACATCAATACCTATTTACAAGATGAAAAATAAATTCAATTTTTTCGTCCCCCTTAATATTGAGAAGGGCGGAGAGGACGGTAAGTTAGTTAAAATCAGTGGAGTAGCTTCTACAGACGCTCAAGATAGCGACGAGGAAACACTAATTCCTGCAGGATTTGACTTTGGACCATTACTTAAAAGTGGATTTCTGAATTGGAATCACCAAGCTAGAACTACATCTAAAGCTATTTGTGGAGAGCCGACTGCAGCAAAAATCATAGACAACGGTAGAGGATTTTTCATTGAAGGAGTATTGTATCCTAATGAAGAAGGACGAAGTGTTGTGGAATTAGCTGAAACATTAATGAAGCATTCGCCAAACCGAAGACTCGGATTCTCCATTGAAGGCCAAGCGTTAGAGCGAGATATTCTTAATCCAAAAAGAGTAACGAGAGCTAGAATTACAGGAGTAGCAATTACTCAAAGTCCTAAAAACCCGAACACTTTAATGAACATCATTAAAGGAGAGTATAGTGAAGAGATCGTAGAAGACATTGATCCACAGATCACAACAAATATTGTTGAGCAGTTCAATATTGTCGTTTCGCAGCTATTCAACACTCAGAATCAACTTGAGCATTGTCATAGAAAGACCAAAAGTGAACCGATCCACGAAGCGCTAGGAGAGTCATATTCTCAGTTTGCAGACTTAAAAGATTCAATCATAGAGCTGTTGACGGGATTAATAGGGGAGCAATATCAAAACATTCTCCTTACATCAATAATGGGATATGACCCTTCGATGAATGATATAGTCGCCGAACAAGTTTGTACTGTAGCTAATCAAATTCAACAATTTGCAACTGACAACGGTTTCTCGTCGGTTGAAAACTTAGCGCAAGAAATTCATGCAGTGGGTGCTAAATTAAAGTATAAATTATCGCTTAAAGAAGGTTCTGAGGAGCTGCACCTAGACAAAGCAATGATGGTCAATGCAGACCTTAATCCGCCCTCTATAGATGGCGTCAAGCAAACAACGGCGTTGCCATTAACTATTAAAAAAAGCGACATTTACAATCAAATTCACAGCCGCTTCAAAGTAGGCTTCGAAAAAGCTACTCAGATTTACGAGTTTATTAATAAAGTAAAACAAAAAAGCATGGATCCAGAACAAGAAATCACTCAAGACGTATTAACGAAAGCTTTTGAGCTTTTAGATCAATCATTGATCAAAGGGGAAGAAGATGGTGAGCAAAAAACTGCAAAAGATTACGACAAAAAAGAAGAAGTTATCGATAATGGCGAAGCGAAAGAAACGAAAGACGACGATGACGACGAAGATTTTGAAAAAGCAATGAATGCAGAAGAAATTGCCAAATCTCTCCTTGACAAAGGGATGGATGTCGACCAAGTAGTTAAAGCAATGACTAGTGTAGGTGTTAGCTTGACCTTAGCTGAAACAGCTTGTTCAAATTGCATAGCTCAAGCTAATGCTGAAAAAGATGGAGGAAACGTTACTGTGCTTGCTAAGTCAGAAGAAGATGACTTAGGCGCTAATAAGCAATCTCAAGAAATGCTAACCGTTCTTTCAAAAGGTATTGATGAAAGATTTGCAGCAGTTTCTCAGATTTTAAGAAAATCTGCTGAACACGTCGCGACTTTAGAGAAATCTAACGGAGAGTTAATGCAGTCTTTAAAAAAATACACTGACCAACCAGAAGGTAGAAAGTCAATAAGCACACCGAAAGCCATAGAGAGATTTGAAAAATCTAGCGACGGCAAAGGTACTGATGTTTATGATTCAAAAAATCCAGCAGACATGAGATCGCTAAGCACTCGCTTGTTTGGAGAAGTAGAATTGATTAAGTCTCAAGGGCACGAAGATAGAGGTTTAGAGAGAGCTGTTGCAGATCTCGAAATCGCGAAAACAACAAATTTCGCAGCTATTGGTCCAAGATTGAGAACAATGGGTATAGAGGTTCGCTAAGAGTCTGTTAATCGATAATAGGGCACTAAATAGTTTAATCGAAAACAATAAAAACAATTAAAATGACGACACTTAACGATTATGCAGGAGAAGGATTCTTGGGCGGAGAAAACGACGGCCAAATCGAACTTCAAAAAGCAATGCAGGCTGGTAATATTACCGGTCGCGATACGACAGGACAAACTCTTTCACAAGAGCCCCTTAAAGCTGAGAGCTTAGAGAAAACTCTCAAACTTCTTGAATACAGAGCTTCTGACATCAAGTTGATGAATTTGATGCCGAAACTGACAGCTTACAATACAGTAGAGGAGTTCTTGCAACTTTCTTCTTATGGTAGCCAAAGAGGAGGTTTCTACGATGAAGGTGAACTTTCTGACGTAGAAGATTCTCAATACATCAGACGTTCCGAGCTAGTGAAATACATGCAAGTGACCGGTGAGGTAACTATGCAAGCTCAAATGGTACGTTCTTATGTAGATGCAATGAGACAAGAGGTTGAAAACAAAATGATGTGGATCATGAGATTGGCTAACAAGTCATTGACTCACTCTGACTCAGAGGTGATTCCACAACAATTCAACTCGATCTACAAACAGCACGCTTCTGTAGGAACGACACAAGATTACTTGTATGCTACGTTTGAAGCTTACTACAATGCCGAAGTGGTAGTGGATTTGAGAGGTGCTTCTTTAAAGCAAGGAGACGTAGAAGATGCTGCTGTAAAAGTAGATGCTAACTACGGAAACGTATCTCACCTTGTAGCTCCAACTACAGTGATCTCAGCTTTCGCTAAAGATTACTACCAAACTCAAAGAATCATGATGAATGGTGGATTTGATGGTGGAGTGAATACAGTGCCAAAAGTGATTTCAACCACGCTTGGAGATGTTCAGTTGGTTTCTGACAAATTTATGAAAGCTGATCCTTCAAGATTAAGCACAACTCCAGCAACTTCTGTTAAAGCGCCTGCAGCACCGGCTATCAGTGGCATCACTGTTCCGGCAGATGTGAACGCTAAGTTTAAAGCAGGAGAAGTAGGAAATGTTTACTACGCTGTTTCAGCTGTGAACAGATATGGAGAATCAAATATCACTATTCACCCAACTGCGGTAACGTTAGCGGTAGGTAGTGCAGCTCAGATTGCATTCACTCAAGGGGTTGGTTCAATCTCAGCTAGTGGATTTGTAGTGTATAGAACTAAAGTTACTGTAGCAGGAACTGCCACAGGATTAGAGTTCTTCCCAATCTTCTCGGTTTCTGAATCTGGAAGAGCTAGTGGATACCAAGGAGCTGCAGCAGGAGCTGTAAGAGATGCAGGATACTTCTTGCCTGACACAGAGCAAGCTTTTGTGACTGACATCAACGACGAGGTAATGTCGTTCAAACAGTTGGCTCCTATCTCTAAATTGGACTTAGCGGTTCAATCGATGAGTAGAAGATTCATCTGCTTCTTATTTGGTACACCACAAGTGTATGCTCCTAAGAAAATTGTGAGATTCATTAACGTTGGTAAGAAATATACTGCATAAGTACACCTAACCAATAGTTCATACAAAGCATCTACTGAATTAAAGGTAGATGCTTTTGTTATTTAAACTGAGAAGCATTAAATTTCCTTCTCATTATTTAATCTTTAAAACACTAAAAATGGCAAAGTTAAAAACAGAAGAACAGTACAAATTTGGTCAAACGAACATTATCCCTTTCGCAGGGGAGGTGAAGATTTCAGACAAAGGAATTATCGAAGTAGATGACGACGTCGCTCAAGATATTGTTAATAGCAATATTGGGTTTTCGTTCGTTGAAGAAGGTCGAGGAGGCCCAGTAAAGGGACCTGCTGACGAAGAACTAGGCGACAACCTAGGACAACAAGAGTCTGACGACCTTAGTAAGCAAGATCAAGATGACTTAGGAAAGCAAGAGCCTAACGAAGAAGAAGAAATTGAAAAAGCGGAGGCGCAAAACACTCAACCATCATTGGAAGACGTTAAGGCCGAACTAGACAAAAGCACTTTAGCTGAATTGAAAGAGTTAGCTAAACCATTCCCATCTGCAGAGTGGAGAAATCTTGCAAAGGCAGAGCTAATTGATTATTTAGCTTCTAAAACAGTTTAAAAATGCCACAGATAACCTTGGTTTGCAATAGCGTTAAAGACACCGCGACAGTAATTGTTTCGGTAGAGGATCTCAAAAAGAAATATCTCTTTGGTATTCCGCTTGAAAAAGATGGAGTACCAATGCCTGATGAGTTATTTGAGAATTTCATAGACGTTGCTACACAGCAGATAGAAATGCTCCTCAACTTAAAGCTAAGGCAAGCCGAGATTACTGAACAAAAAGACTTTCGCTACGATGATTGGGTGCAAAACAGTTACGTTAAAGCATCGTATCCCGTAGTATGTGCACTGTCTTTAGATGGATTTTTAGGAACGACAAAACAAGCGTCATATCCGAAAAATTGGCTAGTAAGCAGAAAGACAAGTGACGACAAACTATATTCAAGAATCCTGTATATGGTTCCTACTTACAATGGAAGTATGGGTAATCAAAATTCAATAATCACATCGGGAGTTGTGCCGAATCTTAATTGGTTCGCTAGAAAAAGTCACATTCCAGGATACTGGACTTTGAAATACATCACAGGATGGAGTGCAATTCCTTCTGAAATAATAGACGCTATCTGCAAGATAGCTACTCTGCAAATATTAGCTGTAGTAAGCGATATGCTTATGGGTAGTGGAAGCTCTCAAATCCAAGGATCCGGTGTAGGATGGGGAATTAGCTCTAAATCAATCAGTATCGATGGACTATCGCAGTCTTTATCAAGTACAGCTCCACAAGGAGGAATATTTGGAGCGAGAACAAAGCAATACCAAGCGGCGTTAGGAGATACTAGCGGTAAAAATCCCGGAGAATTACAAAACTTGATCGATTATTATAAAGATATAAACTGGATTTCAGCATAGTGGATAAAACATTTATAACATCACCTCCTAGAGCGGATTTGCACAAGAGAGAATTCGACACATTAATCCACCAAAAGGGGAGAGACGTACTATTGGAAACTGCGTTACAATGTCCGTGCAAATCCCCATCAACAAACCAACAAAGCGATTGTAATAATTGTGGAGGTACGGGTTGGGTATTTATCAATCCAAGGAAAACGCGAATGGTGCTTACTGCAATAAATGCAGTGACTGAATTTCGCCCATGGTCAGAGGAGTTGAGAGGTACTGTAAACATAACAGCTCACGTTGAAGATCAAATGTCTATAATGGACAGAATCACAGCACTTGATGGAGAGTCTATTCACAACGAAGTGCTTTTTATAAAGAAAAGAGGCAGTGTTTATTTCTGCTACACCACATATAATATAAAAAACCTATTATACATCGGACTATACGTTTCGCAAAACCAACCACTTAAAAGATTGGTATTGAATGTAGATTATGTAGTAGTTGACAATGTCGTAAGATTCAGTGAACCGTTTATATTAGCAAACACTACCGACTTTGTTTCCGGAGAGTCTTCATCGATAACAATAAGATATCAACACGCTCCACAGTTTCACGTTATTGAAATGAAGAGAGATACAATGCAGACGTACGTTTGGAATGGAGGAGTAGAAAGCAATCAGAATATGCCTGTTTCAGCTATGGCGAGGAGATCTCACTATCAATTAAGTGCTGAAAACTTATCGGGAGATCGCTTTATTAACAACTCGTATCTTAATGAGGATGGAAGACAAGAAAGTGTGGTAATACAGACGTTTGCGACAAATTCCGACTTCTACTTAACGCAGGGAGATAATTTCAACTACGTATTAAGTATAGTTCAGCAAGGTCAAGCGATAGACATTACCGCTCGAACTTATAAAATTCAAGTAAGAGACATAAATAACGCCGTTGTATTCGAGTTTATTCAAGGAGTGGATCTAAATATCATTGCGCCTAATTTCATTTCATTAATCAAGTCTATACAGCAGACTACAGCGATGACTCCTGGCATATATTCTTACGACTTACAAGAACAGATAGGCAACGCACAAATAGAGACGATTTTATCAGGCAAATTCATTGCAGTACAACAACAAACAGTATAAACTATGCAGACTACAAGAACGATGGTTATCGAAAGAGATCTGCCAGTTGAAGTGGATCCAACAGCGTCTGTTAAAACAATACAGAGACAGTCGAGTTATTTGCCAAATACTGTAGGATTGGATTTACCGCTCGATGTAGAGTTTGATGGACAAGTACTATTCAATATCTTTGAAACACCGGTTCAATCGAACTTATTCATTAATAATTCAACATACTTTGAGGGAGAGAGTTATATAATTCAAAACACATCAGGGAGTTGGAAGTTACAGTGGCTAAATGAGTTTGAATTAACATTAACTGACACAATTGTTTTAAGAAAATATCAATAATCTAAAAAAACACAACCATGACAGACGGGAAACAAATAAAAGATGGCACAATTACCGAAGAAAAGATCGCGTCATTGCCAACAACTCCATCAGGACCTAACGCTCCTGCAAGTAAGACTTATGTAGATACTCTATTATCTCAGTCGATTAACAATCAAGATTGGAAGCCCTCTGTTAGAGCAGCGTCAGCGTCAAATATAGTTGTCGCCACTCCAGGTGCAACGATCGGAGGAGTAGCAATGAACGTAAATGATCGCGTATTACTCTACGGACAGTCGACAGCAAGTCAAAACTGGATATACATTTGGAATGGTGCAGCTAGTGCAATGACAAGAGCGCTTGATTCCGACGGCAATTCAGAGGTAACTGCACAAGCAGCTGTTTCGGTAGAAGAGGGAACTGACGCCAATAAGTCT